GGACCACAAATTGTTCCAACATAAGAGATGAGTGGGCTCCATTTATCACGGAGCCACTCGCACTGGTGAGGCGATTTCAATTCTCGTATTGGGTGTCCGTGAGTGAAGAATACAAAGACGATAATGATCGCCTTATGTATGACAAACTTGCAGAGACAGTGCGTGAACGTGTGAGAGCCACATTGGCGCGCACTGCAAACGGTGAGGTCGTCACTGAGGAGGAGATACTGGATATCATTCCTTGGAATGCTTGGGAGTTACGGACGCATGGTTTTTGTGGACCACAACCCCGAGATGGGCCTACGCACAGCCTGCGGGACGTTGTGCTGCTTGCGGCAGATGCCATAAAGCAGCGCAAGGCTGTCAACAGTGCTGAGGTTCAAGATCTGGATGATATCTTAGCTTTGCTTGAGAAAACGCGCTCTAGTGAGAGCGTGCCAACTCAGGTGCAGGTTAGGGCGGATGGTGTTCATACTGAACCCATTCCTGGGCACATTAATGCTGATGAGCGTGTTGTGCGAACCCAAGCTGGTGGGAAACTGAATAGTCACCGGCTTAACATAACACGTAGCACCTTGTCGATGGAGGAATTACGCCCCCTTATTGACTCACTTAAGAGTGAGCCATTGGACGATCGTGACTACATGGAAGAGTTCATGTCAGAGGTCGTTGACGTTTCTGATCTTACTGATGCTTCGGCAAGTGTTATCGAGGAGAGCCGTGCTTGGACCACGCTTCATTACATGCGTGACAGCGTGTTTGAAGCGTGTAAGGCCATATATCGCGCAGTTCTGGGGGATGTTGACACATCCATGGGCTGGAGAACCATCTTTAAGATGGTCGGTGTAGCTGCAATTGTGGCTCTTGGCGTGAAATTCATTGTCACGGCAGCTTCAGCGGTAGCTGGGTTTGTGTCAGCTTTGTTTACAACAGCTGAAGAACCAGCTAGGGAGCAAAGTAATGTGGGGAATGGCGTTAAGACCAAAGCACACATAAACATAACTTTGCTACTATTGGCCATTTGACCTCAGTTGCAAAACTCCAGGTTGGAACACCTCCACAGGAGGGCGTGCGGGATAAGGTGTATAACAACACCTTTAAGCTCGTAGCACACAAGGATGGCGCAACAGCTGCCTTGGGACAGATCATTGGAGTTTGTGAGGACGTTTTTATATTTCCAAAGCACTTTCTCCTTGATATTAAGGAGAATTATGCTGATTGGTGCTTGATGTTCTACCATGCACGTCCAACTTCTGACTGGGTTGTTTCTATGACAGCGCAGGACTTCCTTAAGCTTAGGATGGTCCAAGTTGATGAGTTTGACTTGGCAGCTGTAGCCTTTGGGCGAGCAGCGTTAAAGTCTGTTGCTAATATCACCCACCTGTTTTTGGAACAATCTGTGATATCCAAGAGACTACGTGGGACCAACAACCAAGTAGCCCTGCATGTGTTTTCGTGGGGCCTCAAGGATGGTAAGGTTATCAAACAGAGGGATACTATATCCAGTATGACCTGTGAGAGTTACTCGTTGCCGTTGAGAACGGAACGGGGAAATGTCCTCACAGGTTTGGTTAAGTATCAGGCCCCCACCCGTGATGGTGATTGTGGAGCTCCCGTTGTCGGTATTGAAGATGGGGGTGCCTGCATTTATGGTTTCCATTCAGCAGGTCGCACCTTTGCTTCAGTCCGTGAGGGATTTGGAACCATTGTCACGCGTGAGGTTGTTACCGGATTAGTAATGCGCCTCAAGACCTACACAGATTTGTTTGGAAGCAACGAAGTCCGTGAGGCTACTGGTGAAGAGGAAGAGGCTGCTTATCAGAGTGGGCTCGCTCAAGGCTCCATGTATGTGATTGGGAAGGTCATCAAACCTGTCAGTCAGGCGACAGTGTCAAAGTTGCAGCCGAGCATAATGCAGGCTGAGCAAGTCCTGGGTGAGCCCTTTACAGATAGGGCCATTTTAAGGCCGGTGATGCTTGATGATGAGGTTGTGTATCCCTCTGTTATTGCCATACAGGCATATCAGTCGGATCAGACCTACATGGATCCTGAGATTCTCAATTCTGTGGTGGACATGTCAATGTCTCGACATTGGGAGCGCACTAATGGCCATATGGCTGAGGTGTTATCCTTTGAAGAGGCGTTGCAGCCATCAGAGAATTTGAAGCTTAAGGCTTTGAATAGGCGTACCAGCCCTGGCTTTAAGTATCGTGACTATGTCACTGCTACTAAGCCAGGGAAGACCTTTGCTCTAGGCTTTGAGGGAGATATCGATTTTACACGTGTTTCTGAGAGTACCCTTGGCGGAGAAACTCGGGAACAATATGCCAATCCAGGGCTGGATGTCCTTTATCAGGATGTCATGACTATGATTCATGAGGCTAAACAAGATAGGAGGCTGATGCATTTATGCGTTGATTTCCTAAAGGATGAGTTAAGGCCTTTGGAAAAGGTCAAGAACGTGAAGACAAGGGCTATTAGCGGAGCTGAGATGGATTACACAGTTGCTGTGCGTATGTATTTTGGTGCCTTTATGGCTGCCACGTTTGCAACACACACCAACAATGGTATGGCACCAGGCATAAACCATTATACAGAATGGGGTGTCTTGGCGACAAATTTGTTGTCCAAGGGTGATGCCGTCTTTGATGGAGATTTCTCCCGCTTTGACGCGAGTGAACAACCTTGGATACATGAGGCGATTCTGTCCTACATCAATCGTTGGTATAGGAGAAGCAGAGTTTGGAAAGAAGAGGATGAGAGAGTGAGAAACATTCTCTGGCTTGATTTGGTCCATTCGCGCCATATCAGTGGTTTGTCTAACAAGCTTGATACGGTTGTTCAGTGGAACAAGTCTTTGCCGAGTGGCCACCCACTCACCACCATCGTTAATTCGATGTACTCCCTGATCACTTTGGGAGGTTGTTATGTGTCCCTAACGTCTTCGTTTGATATGTGGGACCACTGCTTTGTCTGCACCTTTGGTGACGACAACATTTCGTCTGTTGACGACACGGTTCGCGATGTCTTTAACCAAGTGACCGTTGCGCAAAAGATGAAAGAGTTGTTCAATCTGGATTATACACCAGGCAACAAGGGTGGAGAGTTGGTGAAGTGGTCCAACATCAAGGAAGTGACCTTTCTGAAGCGTAGTTTCGCTGAGGATGAGGTCTCTTCCAGTGTGATATTGAGGACCCCTTTTGTGGAGTGGGTGGCACCACTTGATCCCAAAAGCTTTTTGCAAGAGGGCTATTGGTTTAAGAATGTGAGAGATCCCATGGGTGATGTCCAGGAACGTCTGAGCAACACCCTGTATGAGTTGTCCATACATCCCCCACATATGTGGGAGAGGTGGGCGCCGATCCTGCTTAAATGGGCCGACGACAAGGGTGTGCCAGTTGCACATCGGAGTCGGGAGGCCTGTAGGCACCACTTGAAGACCAGATTTGACGTCTGGTTTTAAAAATGACCCTGTGTACATAATTAAAGCACTCAGCTACGGGTCACCCAAATGGGATATGACAACTACTCAGTCATAAAGAGAGAGAAAGTGTTTTCTGTGTGAGTGCTTGAGCCGCCTCACATATGTATATATGGCTTCCTGAAAGTTTACAACAAAATACAAAAACAGATTTAGTTGATGAAGTTGATTGTTCAGATATTGCAGGCTTGACTATAAATAGCGAGCCTGAGCAGATAGGATTAGCCACTTTTGTTGATGAGGCTGGCACATGTGCTGAGATAGCTGCCACAACATTGAATCATTATTCCGTGTTGGATGTAGCAGATGTTCAATCTGTCAAGGATTATTTAGCGAGGCCTAGATTATTGCTAAATGGTGATGTCACGTCAGGTGTTGGGATATTAACATATCTTAATTACCCAACGTCGTCAGCATTGCGCAATTCTATGGCAGCTGTCAATTTTGACAGGTTGAAAGGAGCTGTGGGGTTTCGAGCCACACTTAAGTTTACCTTAGTTGTGGCAGCCACACCGTTTCATCAGGGTATTCTCACCCTAGCTTGGCAGTATGGAGTTGACACAGAATCTCAGGGTGCTGCTTACAGACCATTCTTCTTGCCTTATGCAAGGAATGTACCCCATGTTACTTTGGACATTTCAGAGAAGACTTTGGTTTCCCTTGAGGTGCCTTATATTAGTTACAAGGAGTATTTTCCCGTTGACTTGAACAATGATTTTGTGATGAATTATGGCGCAATATCTGTGCTGAGGCAAACAAATCCTCGCATAGTTGTTGGGCAGAACGCACCAGAATATTCATTGTACTTGTCTCTTCACGACATTGAAGTCATTGGCGCTGCTCCTTATGCTTTGTCTGCTGCAACTTTGCAGTCTGGCAAGACGATAGGACATGCCAGTGGCGTTAGTGCCGCTGTTGCAGAAATGAAGAAGGGTGGCCTGATAAGCAAAACCCTGGGTGGTGCCGCGTCAATAGCTAATGCTGTTTCCATGGTGCCGTCCTTGTCAGTTGTTGGCGGAACTACAGCGTGGTTTTTGCGATCTGCGGCAAAGGTTGCTTCAGCCTTTGGTTATAGCAAACCGAAGGACGAAAACAAACCTGACCGTATGAATCGTTTGACGTATGCTGGGGATAGCCACATTGACGTTCCTTTCCAGGGCTGGACAACATCACCGTTTCAGACGAACCAGCTTGCTGTTAATTCAGCATTGGGTTGTACTGATGACGATCAGATGGCGTTTGATTACGCGTTGACCAAGCCTTCCATCATCTTTAGGGGTGATATGAGTGACACTGATGCCAAAGGCACAGTGTTGTGGGGTATGAATGCTAGTATCAATTCAATGTGGTACCGTGATAAAGGATTATCAGGTGCTGCTTTGAACGGTAACATTTCCCTTCCAAATGTCGCCACTGGGACTAAGAATTGCATACTACCATCTACTTTGCTATATGTCGGGAATAATTTCCGATATTGGAGGGGTAGTCTACGGTTTACCGTGGACTTCTCCAAGTGCAAATTGCATGGTGGTAGAGTGCAGTTTTCGTTTGTTCCTTACACTGCTGTTCCAGCTGCTAATTTGCAGCTTGGCAGTGTGATCAACATACCTGAGAATTCCAGTACCAACATTCAACCTAGTGGAATGGCAACCATCTTTGATTTGAGAGATGGATCCACATTTGAATTTGTGGTCCCATATATTTCCACAGACCCATACCTACCTATTGAAGGTAGTCTTGGTTCCGTGTCGATGGTTGTTGTCAATCCATTACGTTCACCAGGTCCGGCAGCTTCCACCATTGACTTTTTGGTTTCTGTTGCTGCTGAGCCTGGTTTTGAGTTTGCGGTTATAGCCCCAGCTACTTTAGGGGGGCTTGATACCGCTGGCCTGGCTGACGTGACTTATCAGTCAGGTAAGGTGTCAATTGTACAAACAACTACTGACACCTCTCAGAATGCTATAGGAGAGCGTTTTCACTCCCTTAAGCAGTTGGCCATGGTTCCGGGCTGGTACACTGCAGATGTAGCTAATGCTACATATTCAGTATACACGCTAGTTCCGTGGTTTAAGTTGGATGGTGCGCCTGTTGCGTCGCCATTCTCCACTGCAAACACAACACAAGCAGCGTGGAATAATTCACCTGCTATGCGTGTGGCTGCAATGTTTTCCTTTGCCAATGGTAGTACAAACTACCAAATAACTAGGGATGGGGGTACCACTCAGAATTTTACTATGACTGCTATTAGTTTCCCAAACGCCTCTGGCGCTACTTTTGCGCAATCAGCGGGTTTGTGGAATAGAGCTAGTAATACTGCTGGTGGCTTTGTCGTACCTGAGACTTCAGAGTGCGCGAGGCTATGTGTTCCAACTTTTTCTAGGTATTTGAGGATACCTACGGCAAATTCGATGGCTATCTTTGGTGGCCATCAACAGCTGCTAGCGCAGCAGAACTATGACCCTGTTTATGTGTCTCAGAGAACGGATTTATCTGTCCGTAACAGTTCTGGGGCAACACGTAGGATCATCGTCGGCAAATCTGCCGGTGAGGATGCTAGAGGTTCACAGTTTATAGGGCCACCTGGGTGTGCCCTTTACCTAAGCACAGCTACGGTATCACCTGTCACTACTGGTGACTATTGGTACCAAAGTACTGCGTTTTAGGTGGTGGTTTTCCACCAAATGCATACACGTTTGATGCACTTCTCAGGGTGCAAATGATAATTAAACCTGAAGTAACAGGGCAGTGTATGCGGTAGTTTTAGTGTGCTATCTTAGCACACTGCTAAGATAAGCTACTCATAGGTGCTACTTAGGGTTATCCCCTAGGTGCAAACATGGACAAGAAGCCGATGGCTGCTTGCACTCTTTAGTACCTATGGGTGCTATACCGGTGCATGGCTAACCTTAGGAAGTTCCCATGTTCCTATTGGGTACAGTAAGCTGGTAACACAGTTTACTGACCGTTTTTCTAG